CCTCTTTTCACATCGCCGCAGGTTAGAAAACTTTTTTATGGGGTCCCCCATTCGATGATTAATAGGAGTTTTCGATTATGTCAGGACCACCGAAAACCCCGACCCATCTACGTTTGGTGAGGGGTAACCCATCAAAACGCCCGATCAACGAAAACGAACCAAAACCAGCTGCTGGGGTACCCCCAACACCGAAGCATTTCGACAAGCAGGGGAAATACTGGTTTAAGCGAATGGCCGAGGAGCTTGATGCTATCGGCGTGATGTCGCAGCTGGATGCCAGAGCCCTGGAGCTGCTGGTGGAAGCATATACCGAGTATCGGCACCACTGCGACACGCTCGAAGTTGAGGGTTATACCTACCGGACCGAAACGCAGACAGGTGATGTGATGATCAAGGCTCACCCAGCCGCGATCATGAAAGCCGATGCATGGAAACGTCTTCGCGCCATGCTTGGTGAATTCGGTATGACCCCAGCCAGCCGTTCTAAGGTGAATGCAAAAGCGCCGGATGCGGTTGACCCGCTGGCCGAGTTTATGAAAGCGAGGGATTAATGGCTAAGGTTGCAGATGGCATCCGCTACGCCGAGAAGGTAGTGGCAGGGGAAATTATTGCCTGCGAATATGTGCGTCTTGCCTGCCAGCGTTTTCTGGATGATATAGCGAACGGTGAAGAGCGCGGAATTTTCTTCAGCGAGCCGCGCGCGCAGCACATATTAAATTTTTATAAGTTTGTTCCCCACGTTAAAGGCGCACTGGCAGGCCAGCCCATTGAACTGATGGACTGGCATGTTTTCATCCTGATTAATATATATGGCTTCGTGATCCCGTTGGTCAACGAAGAAACGGGAGAACCAGTCCTGCGTAACGACGGGAGCGGGCGACCGGTAATGGTCAGGCGGTTCCGTACCGCGGATGTCGAAGTGGCCCGTAAAAACGCCAAATCAACTCTTTGCTCTGGCGTTGGGCTGTATATGGCTGGTGCCGATGGCGAGGGCGGCGCGGAGGTCTACTCTGCTGCCACTACTCGTGACCAGGCGCGAATTGTTTTTGAAGATGCGAAGAACATGGTCAAGAAGGCGAAAGCCACACTTGGTCGGCTCTTCGAATTCAATAAACTTGCCATCTATCAGGAGCAAACAGCTTCTAAATTTGAGCCGTTATCATCAGACGCAAACAACCTCGACGGCCTGAACATCCACTGCGCCATCGTAGACGAACTTCATGCTCACAAAACCCGTGACGTCTGGGACGTGCTGGAGACCGCCACAGGCGCGCGCCTTCAGTCGTTATTGTTCGGAATCACTACCGCAGGGTTCAACAAAGAGGGCATCTGCTACGAGCTGCGCGATTACGCCATTAAGGTGCTACGTGGCCTTGTAAAAGACGACACGTTTTTCGCAATCATCTACACCCTGGATGATGGTGACGATCCCTTTGATGAAAAAGTCTGGCAAAAGGCGAATCCGGGGCTTGGTATCTGCAAACGCTGGGATGATCTGCGCCGTCTGGCAAAAAAGGCGAAAGAGCAGGTTTCGGCCAGGGTCAACTTTTTCACAAAGCACATGAATATCTGGGTTACCGCTGAATCTGCCTGGATGGACATGATGAAATGGGAAAAATGCGAAGTTATTGCCCCGCAGCATGAGCTTAAAACCTATCCCTCATGGGTTGGTGTGGATCTTTCAAACAAGATAGATATCTGTGCTGCGGTCAAAGTCTGGCGAGCGCCTGACGGCCACGTGCATGCTGATTTTAAATTCTGGTTACCGGAAGGTCGCCTGGAGAAGTGTTCCCGCCAGATGGCCGAGCTTTATCGAAAGTGGGCAGAACTGGACAAGCTAATCCTTACTGACGGGGATGTAATCGACCATGCCCAGATCAAAGAGGAACTTCAGCAATGGGTTGCAGGTGAAAGCCTGAAAGAAATCGGCTTCGACCCGTGGAGCGCAACCCAGTTTAGTCTGGCGCTGGCAGAAGAAGGGCTTCCGCTGGTGGAAGTACCGCAGACGGTTCGCAACTTCTCAGAAGCGATGAAAGAAGTCGAAGCCCTGGTTTATGGTGGGCGCTTCCATCACAGCGATCACCCGGTCATGAACTGGATGATGTCGAACGTAACCGTCAAGCCTGACCGGAACGAGAACATTTTCCCGAACAAGTCCACACCAGAGGCCAAAATTGACGGCCCAGCTGCCTTGTTTACGGCAATGAGCCGCGTTCTGGTTAATGGGGGCAACGACCAGCAGGATCTTTCCGGATTCTTCAACAATCCCATCATGGTAGGTTTCTGATGAAAAAAAACAAACAGCCAGGCAGGGTGAAAAGCGCCTTGCTTAACTGGCTTGGGGTTCCTATCAGCCTGACTACCGGTACGTTCTGGGAGGAGTGGTTTGGTACCAGTAGCAGCGGAAAGGTGGTAACTGCCGATAAAGCTATCCAGCTTTCTGCTGTCTGGGCATGTGTAAGGCTTTTAAGTGAGTCCATTTCGACACTTCCACTGAAGATATACGTGCGACAGCCTGACGGCTCGCGTAAGCCTGCGGCAGATCATCCGGCCTATTCAGTGCTGTGCCGTCGGCCCAATTCAGAAATGACACCATCACGATTTATGTTGATGGTTGTTGCCAGTATCTGCCTGCGCGGGAACGCTTTCATTGAAAAGAAGTTCATCGCAAACCGCCTAGTTTCACTGGTTCCATTGCTACCACAAAATATGGTAGTGAAGCGCCTCGATAGTGGGCCGCTTGAATATACCTATACCGAGAAAGGCCAGGAGCGTGTAATTCCGGTAAAAAACATCATGCATATTCGCGGATTCGGCCTTGATGGTGTTTGCGGCATGATGCCAATGAAAACAGGCAGGGATGTCATCGGCTCAGCAATGGCGGTTGAAGAGTCAGCAGCAAAAATTTTCGAGCAAGGATTACAGAGTTCTGGCTTCCTAACAGCGGAGCAAGCATTGAGCGATGAGCAAAGGGAAAGACTTCGCGGCTACATGGCATCATTCACCGGCTCTAAAAACGCCGGAAAAATTATGGTTCTTGAGGGCGGACTGAAATATCAGGGTGTAACTATGAATCCTGAAGATGCCCAGATGCTCGAAAGCCGCTCCTTCAGCATTGAGGAAATCTGCCGCTGGTTTCGGGTACCGCCCTTCATGGTAGGTCACACCACCAAACAAAGCAGTTGGGCCTCCAGCCTTGAAGGCATGAACCTGCAATTTCTGACTCACACACTTCGACCGCTGCTGGTGAATATTGAGCAGGAAATTGGTCGGTGCTTGCTCGATAGCGATGATGAAGTATTCGCCGAGTTCTCTGTTGAAGGACTTCTACGCGCCGACAGCGCGGGCCGTGCAGCTTACTATACCAGCGCGCTGCAGAATGGCTGGATGTCCCGCAATGACGTTCGCCGTCTTGAGAACATGCCGCCTATTGAAGGAGGCGATATCTATACAGTTCAGCTTAATTTGACCCAGCTGAAAAACCTCGAAAACAGCAATCCTGCAGTTCAGGCACTTGCCCTGAGAGAACTGCATAACCACGTATTCCCGGATATTTCCTTTGAACAATCTCCGCTGAAACAGGCCGCTTAGGAGCATTTTCCTGATGAGTAAAAAACAACTTCCGGTAGCACCGGCGGGCCGCCCCTGCGCGCGGGTTACCTGTGAAACTCTACCTTCCGCACTAGACCGCTGGGACGGTGGAATTAAAGCCGCGGCCACCGACGATAACAGCATTTCTATTTTTGATGTTATCGGACAGGACTACTGGGGCGAAGGGGTGACAGCTAAACGTATTGCCGGTGCACTTCGTGCGATGAATGGTGCCGACGTTACGGTGAATATCAACTCACCGGGCGGCGACATGTTCGAGGGTCTGGCAATTTATAACCTTCTCCGCGAATACGAAGGCCGTGTAACGGTGAAGGTGCTGGGAATTGCCGCCAGTGCCGCCTCGATAATTGCGATGGCCGGAGATGATATTCAGATTGGCCGTGGTGCCTTCCTGATGATCCACAACTGCTGGGTATACGCGATGGGCAACCGCCATGACTTTGCTGAACTGGCACAGTCACTGGAGCCATTCGATACCGCAATGGCTGATATCTACGCGGCTCGATCCGGCCTTGATATGGCCGCCGTGCAGAAACTGATGGATGCAGAAAGTTATATCGGTGGAAGTGATGCCGTGGTGAAAGGCCTGGCAGACAGTCTGCTCTCGGCTGATGCAGTCAGCGATGGTGATGATTCACCATCTGCAGCATTGCGCAAACTCGATGCGCTGCTGGCTAAAACCAATACCCCGCGCTCTGAGCGCCGAAAACTGATTAAAGCCTTAGCCGGTGGCATGCCTGGCGCTGTCACCACCAACGAAGGTACGCCGGGCGCTACCGCAGAAATCAAACCTGAAACCATCAATTCACTTGAAAGCGCCCTGGCGGCGTTAGTCAAATAAGGACCCTTTATGTCTGAAGTAAACGAAATTCTGAAAAAAGTCACCGCCAGCATTGAAGAAGCAACCGGGAAGTTCAATGCGAAAGCAGAAGACGCGCTGAAAGAGGCCAAGAAGTCAGGCCAGTTGTCTGAAGAAACAAAGGCTGCCGTTGATAAAATGGCTTCTGAATTCAACGCACTCCGTGAAGCAGAAAAAACTCTGAAATGTGCGATGGGCGAGCTTGAGCAGCATGTTGCCCAGATGCCGCTGGCAAATGCGAAACAGGTTGTCGAATCAATCGGTCATCAGCTGATCTCTGCTGAAGCACTGAAAAACTTTGCCGCAAGCGTGGATGGTGGTAAGCGCATCAGTATCCCTGTTAAAGCAGCACTGACCTCAGCGGATGTACCTGATGGTGTCGTCGAACCTCAGCGCATTCCAGGTATCGATACGGCACCAAAACAGCGCCTGTTCATCCGTGATCTGATTGCACCAGGCCGCACTTCCTCTCCGGCAATTTTTTGGGTGCAGCAGACAGGCTTCACCAATAACGCGAAAGTGGTTCCTGAGAATACCCAGAAACCCTACAGCGAGATTGAGTTCACGCCAAAAATCACGGGCGTCAGCACCATTGCTCACCTGTTTAAAGCTTCCAAACAGATCCTTGATGATTTCGCACAACTGCAGTCAACCGTTGATGCCGAAATGCGATACGGTCTGAAGTATGCAGAAGAGCAGGAAATCCTCTTCGGTGACGGTACAGGTGTTCACCTTCACGGCATCGTTCCTCAGGCTTCAGCGTTCGACCCGGCGTTTACCGTTGAACAGCAGAGCGGCATTGACGATCTGCGTCTGGCAATGCTGCAGGCGCAGCTGGCGCGATTCCCGGCTTCAGGTCACGTGCTTCACTTCATCGACTGGGCGCGGATCGAACTGACCAAAGACAGCCTGGGACGTTACATCCTGGCTAACCCGGCAGCGCTGACTGGGCCGACTCTTTGGGGCCTGCCAGTTGTTGCCACGGAAGCAGCAGCCTTCCAGGGCAAATTCCTGACCGGTGCATTCAACGCAGGCGCACAAATCTTCGACCGCGAAGATGCCAACGTTGTGATCTCCACTGAAAACGCCGATGACTTCGAGAAAAACATGATCACCATCCGTTGCGAAGAACGTCTGGCGCTGGCCGTCAAACGTCCAGAAGCATTCGTGTATGGTGCATTCCGAACTGGTTCCGGAAGCTAATAAGCATCGCGGCCTTCGGGCCGCTCATACAGGTGGAAGTGATGAAACTGATCGCACTTAAACCGATTTATTTCGGTGGCGTTGTCGTGTCTGAAGGACATCCGCTGGAAACGCTGGAACAACACGGTCGTGAGCTAATTAAAAAAGGCTACGCGAAGCCAGACGAAACCGAAAAGCCTGAACCTAAAGCAGATAAGAAGGCGAAAAAGTAATGATCGATCTTGATGTGGTGAAACAGCACTGCCGCATTGATACCGACTTTACCGGTGATGATGCCCTACTGGAGATATATACGGGGGCAGCGGCGCGGTACGTCCAGAAATGGACAAGACGAACGCTTTATGAGACGGAGAGCGGTGCCGGATATAGGGATGATCCTGATTCAATTCTCCTGACGGAGGATGTAAAAGCCGCCATGCTCCTGCTGATTGGTCACTGGTATGCAAACCGGGAGGCGGTGAATATCGGCAACATAACCACTGCTGTCCCCTTCGCTGTAGAAGCTCTGTTACAGCCTTATCGTATTTATGGAGTCTAGGAGGGTTTATGCAGGCCGGAAGACTCAGGGATATGGTTACTGTTCAGAATTTTACGACTACGCGAGATACGTCAGGTCAGCTGGTTGAGGCATGGACTAACGGTGCAAAAATATGGGCAGAAGTAAAGGGAATCAGTGGTCGTGAGTTAATTGCTGCTGGGGCTGAAACCTCTCAGGCAACTATCAGAGTATGGACCAGATTCCGTCGAGATATAACAGCCGCATCAAGGTTAATAGTTGTTACTGGCCCCTTAAAAGGTGCTGTGCTGAACATTATCGGCCCACCCATACCAGACGCTAAAGGCGTACAACTCGAAATTCTCTGCAAGCAGGGATCTGAAAAATGATCGGAACGAGCCTTGATTTTTCCGGACTGGCCGACATCGCAAAAGATCTTGAGGCGCTCAGTCGCGCTGAAAATAACAATGTTCTGCGCGATGCCACGCGCGCCGGGGCCGAAGTGCTTAAAGAAGAGGTGATCTCCCGCGCGCCGGTACGCACCGGAAAACTGAAAAAAAATGTGGTTGTGGTGACACAGAAAGGCCGCCGCCGCGGTGAAATTTCTTCTGGTGTGCATATCCGTGGCGTTAACCCTTATACCGGCAACAGCGATAACTCGATGAAGGCGGATAACCCGAGAAATGCCTTTTACTGGCGCTTTGTAGAGCTGGGAACCGCGAACATGCCAGCGCATCCATTTGTGCGGCCAGCTTACGATACTCGCGAAGAAGAGGCTGCAAGTGCTGCTATTGCCAGGATGAATCAGGCTATTGATGAGGTGCTTAGCAAGTGAATGAAGATGATCTCTACGCCTTGCTTTCTCCCCTGGCAGAAGGCCGGGTGTATCCTTACGTCGCGCCATTAAGTAATGACGGTAAACCATCTGTCTCCCCACCCTGGATAATCTACTCCATCGTCTCAGATGTTTCTGCAGACGTGCTGTGTGGTCAGGCAGAGAGCAGGGTTTCCGTTCAGGTCGATGTGTATTCCACAACAATCACAGAATCGCGAGCGCTGAGAGATTTGGCGCTTGCCTCGCTTAAGCCGCTGAACCCTACAGAGGTGGTAAAAATCCCCGGATACGAACCAGATTATCGGCTCTACCGCGCCACCCTGGACTTTAAAGTTACCCCCTGATAAATCATTCACCAAACGAACCCGCTTAATGGCGGGTTTTCTTTTTCCAGGAGACAGCTATGTCTGCACTTTATGAAAAATCGCAGCTGACGAAGATCCTTATTTCCTCTGCGCCAGCCACCAAAGAAACGATGGACTCTGCAACCTTCCTCGATTTGAGTTGCACCATCAAAGAGATTCAGTTCACCGGCGGTCAGAAGCAGGATATCGACGTTACAACGCTTTGCTCAACCGAGCAGGAGAATATTAACGGTCTCCCTTCTCCGTCAGAAATTTCTCTTTCCGGTAATTTCTACAAAAATCCGGCGCAGGACGCCTTGCGCGATGCGTATGACAACGATACGACCTACGCTTTCCAGGTCATTTTCCCATCCGGCAAAGGATTTAAGTTCCTTGCTGAAATCCGCCAACACACCTGGTCTTCCGGTACCAACGGTGTAGTGGCGGCAACGTTCTCCCTGCGCCTGAAGGGTAAGCCTGAAAACATCGAATCTGGTTCCTGAGAGGTTGCATGAAAAATATTAAAAACCTCGCCCTGGCAAAGATGTCAGGCTTTCGTCATAAGACGGTCGCCGTTCCAGAGTGGGAAGGCGTCAAAGTGGTTCTCCGTGAGCCGTCTGGTGAAGCCTGGCTGCGATGGCAGGAAGTGGTGAAAGCGGGTGCTGATGATGAAAATGTGTCGGTATCTGAAAAGGCGCACCGTAACCTTTGCGCTGACGTGGTTCTCTTCATTGACGTCCTGTGCGACACCGATAAGCAACCGGTATTCAGCGTCGATGAAGAAGAGCAGGTGCGTGAAATTTACGGACCCGTCCACTCACGCCTGCTCAAGCAGGCACTTGACCTGATCAGCAACGCGGAAGAAGCGCGGGAAAAGTCTCAACCCCCGGCGTAAAGTTTCTGATGTCGCTTGCGCTCCGCATGGGGCGCACGCTCTCAGAGCTTCGGCAGAGCATGGCGGCAAGCGAACTTCTGATGTGGATTGAGTTCGACAGGCAGAGCCCTGTTGGAGATGATCGTGGTGATATTCAGGCCGCACAGATAGTCTCTGCCGTTTACGGTTCTCAGGGGGTAAAGGTGCCGCTGGAAGATGCAATACTGCGCTGGGATGGTGGCGAGCAATCAGCACCTGAAGACCCCTTTGCTGGTCTTGAAGAGGCGCTTACTGCCGCGACTCAGTGACTTTTAACCCAGAAAAGATTAGGATTCTTCAACTAATAATTCTGGGATGCTAAAAATGGAAATATTGCTAGTTTCGATTGTTATTGGATTAATTCCAGCTTTAATTGCTCAAAGTAAAGGCCGTTCTTTCTTCGCCTGGTGGGTGTATGGAGCGCTCCTTTTTATTATTGCGTTTGTGCATTCTCTGGTTATAAAAAAGGACGCTGTTGCAGAAGAAAAAGATCTTATTGAAAACGAGGGTATGAAGAAATGTCCATTCTGCGCAGAATTAATCAAAAGCGAAGCCATTAGATGTAAACACTGTGCTAGTGATTTGGCTGCCTCTTCACCACCGGCTAAGACAGATGAAGAATACCTCGAAGAGGCCAGGCAGAAGGTCTGGAAAAAATAACAACAAAACCGCTTCGGCGGTTTTTTTACGTCTGGAGTTAGACTAAATGGCAACTTTACGTGAGTTAATAATCAAAATTTCCGCTAACTCGCAATCATTCCAGACGGAAATTTCCCGCGCATCGCGCATGGGGCAGGACTATTACCGCACAATGGAAAATGGCGGTCGACAATCCGCAGCCGCAGCACGCGAAAGCGAAAGAGCATTATCCGACCTAACTGATGGATTTGCATCAGCAGGAAGGGCCGCCGCCGCCGCTACGGCAGCTTTTGCAACTGGTAAGCTTGTGCAGATTGCCGACGAATGGAATTCTGTAAATGCGCGCCTTAAACAGGCATCAGCTTCTGCTGATGATTTTGCAGTCTCTCAGCGTCAGTTAATGGAGATTAGCCAGCGAACCGGCACGGCATTTTCCGATAACGCAAACCTTTTTTCACGTGCAGCAGCTTCAATGCGCGAATACGGGTATAGCTCTGATGAAGTTCTGAAAATTACCGAGGCTGTTTCAACCGGACTCAAACTTTCAGGAGCAAACACCCAAGAAGCAAGTTCTGTTATCACACAATTCAGCCAGGCGCTTGCGCAAGGCGTTCTTCGCGGAGAAGAATTTAACGCCGTTAACGAAGCGGGTGATCGCGTGATACGCGCACTTGCCGCAGGAATGGGCGTGGCTCGCAAGGACCTGAAAAGTATGGCTGATCAGGGTCAGCTAACTATTGATAAGGTTGTTCCTGCACTTATGAGCCAGTTGGGCTCATTGCAGGGTGAATTTGCAAACATGCCGCAAACCGTGTCCGGTTCACTGCAAAAAGTTACCAACTCATTCATGGCCTGGGTTGGCGGTGTCAACCAGGCCACTGGTGCTACCGATGCGCTGTCTGGCGGATTGGATAGCGTCGCACAGACGCTAGACTCTTTTACTTCCTCAGCGGTAAGTGGTGCTTTGAGTGACGTAGCTGACAATATGTCAACAATCACAACAGTTGCTGGTGCGCTTGTTGGTGTTGGTCTGGCAAGATATCTCAGTGGAGTGGCAACCAGTGCTACGAGTGCAACAGGCGCACTGATTTCTGCTGCCAAATCAGAAGTTGCTCTTGCTGTTGCACAGGATAAAGCGGCTCAGTCTGCTGTTGCCGCCTCAAGAGCTGAAGTTTATCGGGCCCAGCAAGCTGTTCAGCGTTCCCGCAGTTCAGAGGTTCAGGCTGCTCAACAAGAGAAAATCGCCGCAGCGGAAGCAAAAGTCACTGCAACCCAGACCAGGCTGACTACCGCGCTTGCCAGTGGTACTGCCGCAGAAAAAGTCCGAGCTAGAACGGCTCTTGAGCGTGCGCAGGCAGGTCTGGTTGCAGCCAAAAATTCCGATGCTCAGACTATCGCCGAAAGACGTTTGGCTGCTGCTGAGGCTGCAAGAGACCGAAATCTTGCAAATCGTGTCACCACCCAAAGCAATCTCAACAGTGTGACATCTGTGGGTACCCGCCTTTTAAGCGGTGCTCTTGGACTCATTGGCGGCGTTCCGGGATTGGTGATGCTTGGAGCCGGCGCATGGTATGCGGTGTATCAAAATCAGGAACAGGCTCGGCGTTCTGCTCAGGACTATGCCAGCACGATAGATGAAGTCAGCAAAAAGTCGAGAGAAATGACCCTGCCTGAAGCTTCAGATAATGCAGAGAAAACTCGTGCTGCACTGAATGAACAAAACAGGTTGATTGATGAACAAAAAGGAAAGATAGAAAGCCTTAAAGAGCAGATAGCTGGTTATCAGTCCGTGATTAGTAACCCTGGTCCGACTACCAGCAGTGGTTTCATGATTAACCATTTGACCTCATTGCATACTGTTACTCAGGGACTAGCGACTGCTACAGAGCAACTATCTGTAGAGCAGGAAAGACTGGCTCAGATGCAGGAGAAATCAGCTTCTATTCAACAGGTTCTTGAAGGAATTGAGCATCGACGGGTAACGCTCATTCGAGAAGAGGCCGCTAATCAAAACAGGGCTTACCAATCTCTCCTGTTAATGAATGGACAGCACGACGAATTTAACCGACTGCTGGGGCTAGGAAACCAACTTCTCATAGCCCGTCAGGGGCTGGCTAACGTTCCGCTAAGGCTGCCTCAGGCCGATCTCGATAAAAAGCAAACCGATGCACTTGAAAAGAGCCGTAGGGATTTGGAGTTATCACGCCTTAAGGGTGAAGAAAAGGAGCGCTTACGGCTCAGTTATGCCGCCGACGATCTGGGATTAACCAGTGACCCACAATTCCAGACAGGCCGTCAGGAGTTGATTAATAACGGTCTGCTGGAGTGGCGAAATAATGAGGCCAACAAACCTCAGAAAAAGATGCCCAAATCTGATGAGCAAAAGACATCGGAGAAACTTGAGGAGTCTTACAAGCGCCTCATCAGCCAGCAGCAGGAACAGCTCGCGCTTGCTGGCCAGAGTACGGAGCTCGCTAAAACCAAATATCAGGTAACCCAGGGTGAACTGGGAGCCTTGTCTGAAGCTCAGAAGACAGAGCTTCTGCGCAACTCTGCTGCGCTTGATCATCTTAATGCTGTCGAACGCCTTAAATCCCTGAATCAAGAACTGCTGAAGCCCGAGGAGGCGCTGCTAAAAACTACTCGCGAGCGCATTAAATTGTTACGCGAAGCAGCGCCTGCGACTGAAGAGTATCGCGAAACGATGGATCGCATATCGAAAGCTTCGGTTCAGGACGCCCCGAAATTTGGAGGTGTCGATTCATCCGTCGGCGGTGCCAGCGGTGAACTTGTTCGTGTCGCTGATGCGCAAAAAGAACTGGAAAAGTGGTACGAAACACAGCTTGAAATGCAGAAGGAGTTGCTCGATCAGAAGGAGATTAACGAGCAAACCTATGCGGATCGTGTTGCTGAAATCAACAAGACGAATGCTTCGCAATTAGAGAATATCCAGGCGGGATATACATCTGCCAGTCTGGCCATGTTCTCTGATCTTGCAGGGCAGTCGGCGCAGCTGCTGCAGGGTATCGGACAGGAAGGTAGCCTTGCCTATAAGACACTGTTTATTGCCAGTAAGGCGGCTGCTATGGCGCAGGCGGTGATCAACACTGAACTTGCAGCAACCAAGGCTATGGCGGAAGGCGGGCTCATTATGGGGATCCCTGCGGCCACAGCAATCCGCGCCGTTGGTTATGCGTCAGTGGCGTTGATAGCAGGTCAGTCACTCGCTGGCATGGCTCATGATGGGATTGACCGGGTGCCGGAAACTGGAACCTGGTTGCTGCAAAAAGGGGAGCGAGTAGTTACTGCCAGCACCTCGGCCAAGCTCGATGCAACTCTCGAAAGGGTGCAGCAGTCCCGGCAGGCTTCTGCTGGTGGCACCATCAGTATTCAAAACTCTTTCACGGGCAAACCTGACGACGCAACGCTGGCAGCCATCGACCAGCGAAATCGCCAGCTGGTTATATCGATCCGTAAAGAAATGGCCGCCCAGGTTGTCAAACCTGACAATGACTTTGGCCGAGCCTTGAAATCCATGTATCCGAACAGGAGGCAATCATAATGGCGGATTTAGCATCGTACCCGCACGATTATCTGCCGATGCCACTTCAGGATGGCTATGGTTTTAAACCTGTCAGCCCTCTACAGAGAACGCAAGCAACTTCAGGCCGTTCACGACAACGGCGCAAGTACACGTCAACGCCAACGATCGCCACCGTGAACTGGATTTTCACGAAAAATAACCAGGCGCAGCTGTTTGAATCCTGGTTTCGTGATGTGCTTACGGATGGTGCTGCATGGTTTCTGATGAGGCTGCAGACGCCACTTGGTTGCCAGCAAACCTATAAATGTCGGTTTACCGATGATGCCTATGAGGGCCCGACCCTGGTGCCACCTAAATACTGGCGCTTCAGTGCACAGCTGGAATTGTGGGAGCGACCTTTGCTACCGTCTGGTTGGGGATTCTTTCCTGAGTTGGTGGCCGGATCTGACATCATCGATTTTGCGTTAAATGAGGAGTGGCCAGAAGCATGACCAGTTCCGTGCTGAACCGACTTTATGCCTCTTCTGGCGAAGAGGTCATACTTGATACCCTGCAGATTAATGTTGGCGGCCAGAGCTACTGGCTGACCCGCGGATGGGATGATATTACTGTTACCCTTGAAACCGGAGCGCAGGCCACTTTCACCGGCTCTGCCATTGATGTAGCGCTGCCGGCACGCAATTCCGATGGAACTCAGGATCTCAAGTTCGCCATCAGCAATATCGACGGTGTGGTATCGACTGCAATCCGTAATGCACTCGACAACCTCAGCAATGCCTCTATGACCTTTCGACGTTATATTTCCACCGATTTGTCGGCACCTGCCTCTCCGCCATTCACCCTGGCGATTAAAGAGGGCTCATGGACCGCAACGGAAGTGCAAATCACAGCCGGTTACATGAACATCCTCGATACGGCGTGGCCCAGATTTCGCTATACGCTTCCACTATTCCCCGGACTACGTTATCTGCAATAGGCAATCATCATGTTCAATCCTGATAAATACCGTTCTGTCGAGTGGCAGAAGGGCGGACGCGATTACCCCGCGCTGGACTGCTTTGGCATCGTCAACGAAATCAGGCGCGATCTTGGCCTGGCGCCGTGGCCTGATTTTGCCGGGGTCACGAAGGATGATAACGGGCTCGACCGGGAGGCGCGCGGGCTTATGGCTGGCCTGACGCGATGTGAACCGGCCCCGGGCGCAGGTATCGCCTGTTATTCCGGCTCTGTGGTGACACACGTTGCCATCGTTGTCGAGATTGACGGTCAGTTGCATGCCGCAGAGTGCAATCCCCGCACCAACGTAACCTTTCTGCCTCTGGCGCGGTTTGTGCGCCGCTTTGTTCGCGTGGAGTATTACCAGTGACGATCCGAATCTATCCCTCCCGGTTGCCGGGCGAACCGCTGGAAATGCACGAACATGAAACGATGACTCTCAGCACCTGGTTTGCGCGGAACGTGAAAGACTGGGCACCGGATAAGCAGCACCCGGTCGCGGTTGAAATCGACGGCGTTCCCGTCCCGGCGGCAGAGTGGGCGCTGTGCGTTATCAAGCGAGAAACAGATGTCAGGATGTATCCGGTCCCGTACGGTACCGGCGCAGAAATCGCTATCTGGGTTGCCGTCAGCGTAGCTGTCGCCTCTGCTGCGTACAGCATCTACATGATGAGTACCATGTCTCAGGCTGGCGGCGGCGGTTCCCAGGCGGCCAGCGGTGATCAGATTGACCTCAACCCGGCCAAAGCCAACGCGGCGAAACTGGGTGACCCCATCAGGGAAATCTTCGGAAAATATCGCGTCTGGCCTGATTACGTTGTGCAGCCGGTGAGCCGGTTCGTCAACGAGACCAGCATGGAAACCAGCATGTTCCTGTGTGTGGGTGTCGGCGACATGGTGATTAACCAGTCAGATATCCGTATCGGAAACACGCCAATCTCCGCGTTCGGTACCGACGTGCGCTACACCCTCTATCCACCTGGCGCCACGGTGTCCGGCGACACGCGCACCGAAAACTGGTTCAACTCACCTGAGGTAGGGAATACGGGTTCCGGTACCGCCGGGCTGGATCTGGGTTCAAGCGGCCCGGAAACAGTGAGTATCATCGCGGATGCGCTGGTCGTGTCCGGCAACACCATCACCCTGGTTGACGTATCGGCATCCGGTGGGGATGAAGAAATTCCGCCGTCCTGGGCAGTCGGAACGGTGATCACCGTGCTTGCGCCCAACTCCTATACGGTCGTTTCTTCCGGCGGTTACAGCGTCATTTATGGCGGAATAGAGGAACTGGACCCGTCCGTCGGCATGCCGGTGACACTGAACTATAACGGCAACGACTATGACCTGGTGATAGCCAGCTATGCCCCGGGCGTGCCGGCGGTGCCAGGAGTTGGCGGCAGTGCCGCGACCTTAACCGCCAGCGCCGCGCCGACCACCTACGATTTCAGCAGCACGCCTGTGACGTTCAGCATCAGCTGGCAGGGCACGACCTATCCGGTATCACTGGTGACCAACTACGTGACCATGTCGGGGCTGATTTCCTCGATCACCGCTCAACTCTCTGGTTCCGGCCTGGTCGCGCGCGATAACAGCGGTCGGCTTGAAATCGGCGAAGCCAGCAGTCCTTATGCTGGCGGGTCCATTACGAACAGCCCATTACCTGTGGCTGTGTTCGGTGATGCCCCGGTCAATACGGCTGGCGTGAAATCAACAGGCGGCACGGCGGAAGTCAGGGCGCACATTACCCTGTCCTACAACAGCGCCACCGGCACCCCCTTCACCGGACTGCCGGAGGGAATTCAGCGCTTTTCCCTGGGTCTGGCCGGGAACCAGTTCCGGATAACGGCATTAGACAGCCAGACGGTAACTGTTGAGCGGTTAACTGTTACAACAGGCTCTGGCGGTGAAACCATTACAACGCCGGATCCATCATGGCCTGGCTTCACTGAGCGCACGCTACTGGATGCGACCGTGACAGGTGTCAGCGACGATTACGAATGGGTCGGCCCGTTCATGGCCTGCCCGGACGGCGAAACTCTGGACGCATTCGAAGTGAACATCAACTTCCAGAGCGGCCTGGTGCGTTATACCGACCAGGGGAATAAGCGTTCCATGCCGGTACGCCTGGTGATCCAGTATCGCAAGGTTGGCAGCACCGCCTGGCAGCAGCAGTCTCCGTTCTATTCACGCAGCACCGAAAACCAGATCGGGTTTACGCATCGCTACAGTGTGTCGCCGGGCCAATATGAGATCCGTATGCGCCGAACCGAACCGGTTAAGGGTGGCAGCACACGCGACCAGGTATTCTGGCAGGCACTGCGCTCACGACTCAGCAAGCGCCCAACGAAGTACGATGGTGTCACCACCATGGCGCTGACCGTGCGCACAGGGAATCGCCTGGCGGCCATGTCCGATCGCCGGGTAAGCGTCACGCCAACACGGATTTACAGTGGTGGTAGAACGGCGCGGAGCATCAGCGGCGCGCTTTACCACGTCCTGGAGTCGCTGGGGTTCACGGCCAGCCAGATTGATACGGCGGCGATTGATGCGCTGGAGCAAACCTACTGGACGCCCCGCGGTGAGAAATTTGACTGGGCGAGTGGTGAGAGCAAGTCCGCGCTCGAGGTGCTGCAGAAAATCACCAACGCCGGGATGGGGTATTTCCTGCTGTCTGACGGGATGGCATCTGCCGGCAGGGAAGGGGTTAAACCCTGGGTAGGCATGATCACCCCACAGGAAACCACCGAGGAGCTACAGACCGCTTTCAAAGCCCCGTCGCAGGACGACTACGACGGCGTGGACGTGACCTATATAAACGGCACCACCTGGGCAGAGGAAACCGTGCAGTGCCGCCTGCCAGGCAACCCAACGCCGCTGAAAATCGAGAGCTACACGCTGGATGGTGTTCTGGATGAAGATCGGGCCTACCGCATCGGCATGCGCCGGTTACTGGGCTACCAGCTGCAGCGCCTGCAGCACACCACCTCAACCGAAATGGACGCGCTTTGCTACGAGTTCATGGATCGCATTGTAATGGCAGACGATATCCCTGGTAGCCAGACGCTGAGCTGCCTGATTACCGATATGAAGTATGACAGCAGCAAAATCACCATGATGCTCAGTGAGGCACCGGACTGGTCGTTCCAGAACCCGCGCGTGATCATCCGACATCAGGATGGCCGGGCATCGGCAATGGTTGTGCCGACACGCATTGACGACTTCACCATCTCAGTACCTTACAGCGCCGCGCTGGAGCCGGAATTGTGGGCGATGAACGACGCGTACATCGAACCACCGCGCCTGCTGTTCTGCTCCTCTGTCCGAGTACCGTATGACGCACTGGTCGGGGAAATATCTCCGGGTAACGACGGGATCAGCCAGGTGACCGCTATTCAGTATCACCCCGGCAAATATGCCTACGATGACGACACTTACCCCGGCGACGCCGCTTAACACCAAATCAAAATTATCTGACCCGCTTCGGCGGGTTTTTTTATGCCCGGAGCGAGCATGACCACATACGCAACGAAAAACCCGCTGGGCTCAGTCGACCCGCGCGACCTTTTTGATAACTCACAAAACTTTGACTCTGCGATAAATGATATCACCAGGGCAATATGGCAGGACCGCTTTGGCAAATCCCGTCATACATGGTATGGCCTGGAAGCAATGGCGAAAGCGGCTATTTCTTCTTTCGGTTATATCACCCTGGATTCTTTCCAGGCTGGCGCAACGCTGACGCTACCTAACCAGGTGTTGCGTGATACATCATCAGGCGAATACTACCGCTGGGATGGCACCTTCCCGAAATCCGTTACGGCTGGCTCAACCCCGGCAAGCTCTGGTGGTATAGGGCCGGGTGCATGGCTGAGCGTTGGGGATGCTGTACTGCGTGGTGAACTTGCAAACCCTGACATTGGTGACTCTCTGGTAGCGGTGAAGGCACCTTTTTCAAACGCAATTGCGCGCACTCAGGATAAAGTAAATGCGGAGAAAATAAGTGTAAAAAACTGGGGGGCGAAAGGAGACGGCGTTACTGATGATACTGCAGCAATTAATGCGGCTTGCGCTGATTTGCAGGCAGCTTACGCGGCCGATGGAATCCGACGTACCCTTGTATTCCCGGATGGCTCATACCGTACATCAGGACCAATCGTAATTCATGCAAACATGTCCGTCGATTGCCGGGGGAAGGTTGTATTCCAGAATATAGGGTCAGATAAAACATTCCCGGCTTTCGAAATACAGGGTGCAGCAAGGAAAAATATCTTTGGCATTATTGACGCCTATGGTGCCGGGATCCGAATTCTTGGCGGAACCCATGAGGTTGAGTTCCATACAATCAGTAATTGTGTGGATGGGGTGGCTATCCGTGCAGACACAAACGTAGCGCCCAGGGCGAGCCTCGATAATGTGGTGCGCGGCATTCAGATCGGCAAATGCACGAACGGAATTGTTTTTGAGCAGAATGCCGACGCTCTCGTTCAGCAAGGCAATGAGGTCAGGGTCAACTTTATTTCCGAAACGCAAAACTCTCTGTTATTCCGTAACTTTGGTGGGTTCTCACACACGAGAGCATCAAACTGGGACTCGAATTTCATTGAGTTAATTGCTTCAGACCCGACCAAAATTGCTGATGCATCGATGATAAGAAACGCAACGGGGTTCGGCGTTCCAAATGTTACATATTCTATTCGCAGCTGGAGCGGTGGCTGGACGCCTGATGGTGGGACGATGTGCCTTATTCGTGGAGCATTTTCTACCGGCACATTCTATTTCAGCCTGGCGACAAGGCCTGGACTGGCTGAGATTGTCGATAGCGCCGGGAAAGGTTCTTTTGGCTCCTGCACATTCAATGTGCCGCGCTACGAAAACCTTGGTGCGGCGAACGCCTTTTATCAGGCTGTAACGCCAGGGGCAGAGTTTAATGGTGGGGTCGCTCTTTACAGAAGCAAGTTCAGAA